CCATATATCTTATCGTTGATCTCAGCAAGGCTATTATGATTTTCCGCTGCAGTCTCAGCAGTACTGTTTGTAATTTTTACCGGTGAGTCACGGATTACTTGTTTAACTATCTCCTTTTTAAGAGTTTTCTTCTTCTTTATAAGTCTATTCTTCTCAACTTTAGCTTCAATAAGTCTAGCTACCCAGTAATGCTTACGGGAAGGTAATCTCATTTGTTGATCTTTTACATTAAAGTCGTCAAGTACTAAATCTTGTCCGACCTCTTCAATGTATCTTTTTAATCGATCATCCACAAAGTTAGTATAAATATAAATATGCAAGAATCAAGAGGTAAATTTGAATCTCAGTTCTTTAAACTAATATCTGAAGATTTAGCAGAGGAGAGTATGTCTGTAGGTGGTGGAGCTCTTGGTCCAGCTGCACAAGGTGGTAAGAGTTTTAATCCGGATGGTCAGATTGACTCTGATGATACAATAGCTAATCGCGATGGAAGACTTGCAAAAATGTTAGGTAGTGGTACACAAACAAGAAGTGGTTATGTATCTAAGAAAAAGAAAGATAAAAAGAAGCGAGGTATAGATGGTGTATTCTTAACTGGCGAAGAAGGTGAGGAAGAAGGACACTCTGAGCACGAAGAACAAAGTAATGGCTGATCTAGGACATTGGCAGGGATTGCTTACAGAAGACACTATTCCGTACGGTTTTATATACGAGATAACTAATCTTACTAATAATCGTAAGTATATTGGTAAGAAGCAGTGTCAATCAGTCCGCAAACGACCGCCTCTTAAGGGTAAGAAGAATAAACGGCATCAAATCGTTGAAACTGATTGGAGAACTTATACTTCTTCCTCGAATGAGTTAAATAAGGATATAATTGAACTAGGAAAGGAAAAATTTAAGTTTGAAATACTAATAAGTTGTGATAGTAAATGGGAACTCTCATATAATGAGATGAAGCTACAAGTAGAACGCGAAGTCTTACTAAAAGATGAATACTACAATGGAATTATCAACGTTAGAATTGGAAAAAGAAGACGATAGTATAAGAGGTTATACTTTTGTTAATTTAAACCGTCTTTTAGAGTCGTCTTATAATGAATATCAGTTATATATAAATGAGAACGAGCTTAAGTTAACTAAAAAGGAACAAAAACGACTAGGGTTCCATTTTATAGCATCTAAGATCATTGAAGTCTGCTCATATAGTGATACAAAGAAGTGGTTTTATTACAAGATCAATGAGAGTGTTGAAAATACGTTAGTAAAGCAGCTATTTAGATCCTTACCGACTAACATAACATATGGTGATACTTCATTTAAGCAGTTTTTAGATGATAGAGATTATAGTTCTTTTAATAGTAAGGATGTTTCAAAGGTGAGTTATGAGAAGTTTAGCAGATTTTTACATTCTAACGGTCTACTCAATCTAGTCACCAAATTACACATAAATTTAAATATAAAACTATCGTTACTACCATAAATATAAACATGAGCAAATTTCTTGATCTGGTTATTGAGAGTACACCAAGTGAGGGTAAAGGACCCTTTACAGTCGAATATAAAGATGTTGATGGTAACTTAATGGCTACAGCTATTATACCGGATAATGTAGGTTCTTCATATGAAAATTTTATTAATTTTGTTGAAACCTCAGGTGGTAAGTTAAATGTTGAGGGTAATGTTGATGAACAGGGTGATGCACCAGTTGAAGATAATGAGAAGAAGATACAAGCTCTAACAGCCTTGCTTAATGTTAATGTGCCTAAACTAACTATACCTGGTTCAGTAGCATCTACAGTTAAGAAGACACAAAAGATGGCTCTGAAAAATTTACAAAGAGATTTAAAAAGTAACAGATGAAAACAATAAAACTTATTGAAAGCTACTATAAATTATTAGAGCAAGATGGTATTGAGGGAGCAGATGTTGAAGTAGATGCTACAGAAGTGGCAGCTGAGGTACCTGAAGAGGCTCCAGTCTTAACTACAGAAGCAGAAATATATCTTACTAAGTTAGCTGCTCTTGCGTTTTCTTATTCACCTACACCAGAGGAAGAGAATTTAATTAACACTCTATCACAGGAATTTGGTCAATCAGAGCCTAAACGTGTTACAGATCAAATACAAGATTTGTTGCAATCTTCTAATCAGGCACTAGAGCAGGAATTGAATGAAGTATAAATCATTACAGCAAGTATATGGTGAGAGTGTTCGTGGTAATGTACCTACGCGTAGGCACCTCCGTGTGCTGGGGGAAGAGTATAAAATGTATGTTACCGACGATGACGGTAATACTGTCTTTAGTAAGGATATAACCGATAAAATGTATTCTAAAATTCAGAGAGATGTCGATAGGGATACGCGTATAGATGTGGAAGGTGGAAGTAAGACTCCGTATGAAATTATCGATGATGTTCTAGACAAGGATGGCTGGAAGAAGGGTAACAAAAACTATACGAAGCAGGTATACGAGCCTATTAAAAAGGCATTCCATACTGTGGATATTAATAGTCAAAATTTTGGAAACTTAATACAAATACAGACCGATCCGGATAACCCTTTTAGGACTGTACTTTTAAACAACCCGGGTACAATATATAACTATTATGATTTAATATCTCCTAAGGTTTATGAGCTGTTTGCTACTAGGCAGGATGCGAAATCTGTTATAGATGATATATGGGATACCGATACGAAGATAGGTAATATAAGTGTCGGAAATGGTGAAATAGTTATAACGCTTTTTTCTGATGCAAGAAAAGGTGTACACGGTGATTTAGAGCTACCTGGCGTGGGTGAGGTTGAGGTAAAGGGTTGCGGGGCTAGAATGGGTGGCGATGGGTTTTCGCACACTAGTACTACCGGGTTGTTAAATGCAATTCTTAAGAATCATGAAGTTAATGTAGGAGACTTTTTAACTGGTAGATTAAGAGAGAGTTTATTGAAAGTGTTAAATGATCGATTAGGTGTTGTGCAGAGGGGGAATGGTCAGGGGGCTGAAGAACTACAAAGCGTTATCGATAGTGTTGATTCAATTGAATCTCCGAGCGATATAACAACATTAATTAAACGAATTGAGGGTCTAGGATTTTCCAAAAATATTACAAAAACTCTAACTGCTAAAGCAAATAAATTCCTAAAATCATTTTCCGGTGAAGTAAAGGGCGAGTTTAGTGGTGCAGTTAATGTATTCTTTAGACCTGATTGGAATTTATCTGCAGAAGAAATAGTTGAGGGGTTAGTTGCGGTAAGAAATTACGGTAAAGTTAATGAAGGTGACTTGAGAAAGGGGCTCGCAGTTATAGTAAATAACGATAATATATTAGATGCAGCAGCCGGTAACCCGAGAACTAATATAGCTCGATTAATAGCAGCTATACATATGGCGTGTTACCAGAAAGTAGAGAATTTTACACATATAGTACTCGCTGATGACGGTACAAAGGATATGGTATCTATAGATTTTTCACCTGACGAATCTCTCGATCAATTAGTAATAAGACTATATCAGCTTTTTAACAAATTAAATTTAAAAATTAATTTAAGTGTAGATGGTTATTATAGTTCTGCAGGTATCTCTCTCGATACTTGTGGTCAGACAATAAGTAGAGGAGATTAATAAATTAACAGATGAAGAACTTTAAACTATATTACGAGCATTATCAGCTCATAGAAGAAAACGCTAAGGGACATTTAACTCACTTAGAGGAACTCTTACTTACAAAAGGTGAGCAGGGGTATGATCAAGCTCGTCAATTTCTTGTTGATATGTTAGGTAAGCTTCAAGGTAAGCATAAAAGAAAAATTAAGATGTCTGTTAAATGGGACGGAGCACCTTTTATTATAGCTGGTCGTCACCCACTAAATAAACAGCATTTTGTAGCTACTAAGTCTGCCTTTAACAAAGAGCCCTTACTTAATTTTACAGAAGCAGATATTATTAATAACCATGGCGATAAGCCTGAGTTGGCAGAGAAGCTTAAAAAGGCTCTTAAGTTTACAAAACAAATGGGTATTAAGGGTCTTATAGGTGGTGATATTATGTATACTAATCCTAGTGAGATAGCAGACACTGTGCATGATGGTGAGGAATACATATCTTTTCAACCTAACACTACTGTATATGCTGTAGATAAAGATTCTGAACTTGCTAAAGAGATTAAAAGCTCAGTAATGGGCGTTATTTGGCATAGTTCCTATTCAGATATTGATGATAGTACTAAAAGAGATATATCTAGTAATGAATATAAACAGCTTAAAAAGGTTCCTGGTGTATGGATGGATGATGCAGAATTTAACGATTCAACAGGTATCGTTGATATAGATAAAGATGAGGCGAAACAAGTTAAAAACTTGATAAAAACTGCTGACAGTATTAAAGTTAAATTTGGTCCCTTAACTAAATTCTTACCACTAGTAAACATATATCTTAACACTGAGATTAGAAAGAATTCTTTTATTGAAGATCCAGAAGGTTCATTCAAGAACTTCTATCAGTGGTTAAGTAAGAGAAACGAAACGGCTATTAAAAAATTGGTAGCGAAAAAAAGAATAGAGGCAAAAACGAATGCTA